GTCCCCGCCGTAGAAAACCTCGTCGTAAACCGGAGGGACTTCGCTGTCGTCCCAGAAGAAGATGCGCCCCTTCGAGGCCGCCCAGACGCCGAGGCGGTTAACCTTGTAGAGCGCCTCATTCTGGCCCTTGAGTTCTTCAAGGACGCGGAGATAATGCGACCGCATCTCCGGGTCCGGGTTGTCCTCAATCGTCGAATGATGGATGAAGGAATCGGCCGCCTTGCCCTCGCCCGTCTTGACGATATCCGTCCAGAAGAAGCGTTCCTTGAGCCATGCGGCTACCGCCTCATCCGGGTTGAAGGTCATAAGGATTTGGAGGTATTCCGGGCCCGCTTCACGAAGACAAAGGTCAATCGTCGTGAAGTCGGCTTCGGAAAACTCCGTCGTCTCCTCAAGCCATATCCCCGTCAGCCCCTTGATGGACTTGATCTTCTGGGGATCATCTAGCCCGTCGAATAGCACCTCGTTCCCGTAGAACGAAACGGTGAACGTACTCTTGTTGAGCGTGAAGGGAATCTCCATCCCCGAGAGGACGCGGAGGAACACTTCGAGGCAGGATTCCTCAACGCGCCTGCGGACCTTGCGGAGGACCAGGAACCGATGACCGCCTTCCTTGAGGCATCGGTAGATGAGCTTCCGAGCGGCAAACTCACTCTTGCCTGATCCGCGCCCGCCGCAGAGGACCAGGTATCGCGCCTTGTTGTCCAAAAGCGGATAGAACGACTCTGAAAGCTTGATATGCATGGGGTATGCCGGACGATTCTCCCTTTAGGGGAAGGCTCGTTCCGGCGGAGCCTGGGGTACCCTATTTCGTCTTCACGATCTCAATCGTGAGTTTGGAATGGATCGGCCCGCCGTCTTTTCCGGAGAGGTTCACGTCCTTCGCGTCCCGCCAACCCAGCATGTTCTTGGCCTTGAATATCCAGATAGCAGGAGGGAGCGTCTTGGCAAGCTTCGGAAGCGTAGCGTTCCGGGCCGTCTCCCACCTTTTTAGGGACTCCGAAAACTCAGGGTATTGACTGACCCACTCGTAGAGGGTGCTTTCGGCTATGTCGAGCATGTCGGCTATCTGAGCCTGGGTGCAACACGACAGGAACGACTCCGGCTTGTCGCGTAAAAGCTGTGCGGCGGCGTAGACCTTGCGAATAGTCTCTGCCCCCTGATATTTAGACGGACGCCCCCCTGCGTGCTTTGCGGGGATTGTCTTGGTCGTCTTCTTAGCCATTGGG